CTTTTCCGATTTTTGACGAGACAAAGTTACCGATTACAAACGCATCCGCGACATGGTCGAGGAACTGCCCGACAACCTGACGCCTGAAGAAAAGCAGGCCATTGCCGCGCACAACCTTGAAATAGAAGAAGCCCTGAAAATAACAAAGGGAAAACCTATGACCGTCGAGCAGGCAGACCAGCAGCACGCCAATCCGAACTATGGCAAAAAATACGAATACAGCATCAACTGCCAGACCTGCGCCCCCGCTTATGTATTGCGGCTGATGGGCTTTAACGTGACCGCAAAGGCAAACACCAAAAACTCGTTGTCGGAATACCTGTCACGCCAGCGTTCGTTCGAGGCATGGAAGAACACGGACGGGTCGCCAGCCGTGCCGACGCTGACATACGACTGGATGATAGCAAAGGGATATAAACAGATGTCGAAAAAAAGATATGCTGAATATTTCGAGGAATGCTGCAAGGAGACGGGCGTATATATACTGACTATCGGCTGGAAAGGCGGAGGGGGACACGCAACTGTCCTGCAACGTTTTGAAGACGGTACATTGAAGTATATAGAACCGCAGGTTTACAGTGAGAGAAGTGGGGCGAAAAGGAGCATTGACGAACTGTGCGAAAGCGGGGCGACAAAACCCTACCCCAAAAGAGGCGTGCTGCGTGTTGATAACAAACTGTTCGACACTAAATTTGCATCAATCTTTGACAAGTAAACGGATAATGCCCAATGCTTCAAAGCCCGTTACTTCGGTGGCTTTGCCGTCTTTGAAAAGGTAGATGTAAGGGAAGCCCGTATCGGTGTCCTCTGGGAAACGGAACAAAAAAGCGTCTTTGCCCTTGTACTTACCGAGGTAGTCAAAGGCATCGCCGTAAAGGTCGATAAGACTTTTTGCGGCACTCTTTATTTGTTCGGGCACTTTCATATCGGCAAAAATACGAATTATTTTTTGTTTAATTATAAAAATAACACCCAAAATGATAGACGGGGAACAACTTAAAAGAAACATATTGGACGATATGCGCGTGGAACTCTTCGACGAGTTCGACAAGAACTTCGACCGAAAGGCGTTTTTTACAAAGAAATGGAAACGCCGAGCCAACCCCAACGCGAAAGGATCGCTGCTGATGGTTACGGGAACAATGCGCAGAAGCATCAAGGCGGAAGTAAGAGGAAACGGTGTGCGGTTCACGTCCGCCGTGCCATACGCAGCCATACACAACGAGGGCGGAACTGGAACAAAGCCTGTGCGGCAGCATACCCGAACCAGCAGAAAGGGAAAACAATACACGGTAAAGGCGCACACGCGGAAATTTACCATGCCGAAGCGTCAGTTTGTGGGCGACGGCAAACGGACGCAGGAAATAATAAAGGGCGTCATTGCCGATAACGTCGCGGATTTCAACATGCAACTGTCTAAATTCATAAGGAAATGAGAAAACAGATTTTTCAGGCAATCTGCACACGTCTTACCGAGCGCGTGCCAGATATTCAGTTTATAGACCTGTGGAACAACAACGTCCAAACGCTTAGCGGCGGCGCGGTATGGCCTTTGCCTGCCGTGTTCGTGGAGTTCGAGCCGATAGAGTGGCGGCAGCAGAACAACGGCGCACGGCGCGGCGACGTGGCAGTGCGCCTGCATCTGGTGACGCGAGCCGTCAGCACACACGGGGCGAAAGACCCGAAAATGTCCGACGCGCTGGGGTTTCTTGATTTGATAGACCAGATAAATGCCGCCATGCAGGGATTGCGGGGGGATAACTTTTCAGGCTTCCAGCTGACTACCTCGGCGACCAACCACGACCACGCGGAACTGATGGAGAGCGTCGAGCGGTACACCACCAGCGCGCAGGACATCACGGCAGTGCCGAAAGCCGCGAAAGTGACGGGGATTGCCCCGACGCTGCGGAAAGGGTAAGAAAAAGCCCCGCGTTCAGGTCGCGGGGCTTTCATTGAGTGCATCCCATAAAGTGAGTTGCTGCGGCTGCTGCACGGGCGGAGGCGTCGGTATGCCTAAATAATTCAGGTAGGTGCGATAGCAGATTTTGAACTTTGGAAAAATATGCTGCCGCCATACGGCCTTGTAACACCGCGCCTGATTGCCGCTTTCATAGTGCTGCTCGGTTATGGCGCGAACCATCCTTACACGCTCTATGGTACTTTCGTGGTGTTTTCGTTTCTCCATCTGCTTACTTTTTACTACCTTTGCAAACGTCCTTTTACAAAGGCTTTGCGCTGGCTCGCTGTTGGTTAAGTTTGGCAGATGGAGCTGGCGCGGCTTTTTATTCCACGTCGGTCATGCCGAGCGGAATATTCACCCAAGCACCCTTTTCGTTTTTGTATTCAGCACGAATGTATTTCTTTGTCGCGGTGGGCTGGTAGCTTTCCTCGATGATTTGCACACCCTCGATAAAACGCTCGTTGCCCGTTTCCTCGGCCATCTTACGAAGCTGGAGCACACGGCTGGCCTTGATGTTCCCGCTCTGGTCACGGGAAAGCAGACGCAGCACGGCATTCACAAGGGCTTTGCTCGTTTCGTCTTTGGCAAGGCTTTCAATGTATGCCTTGACCATTGCGATGCCGTCCTCCACCGTGTCACGGTAGCCGTCGATGGTGTTCACGCCGAGGGTAAGACGCAGTTTGCTGTCGCTGGTGGTAAACGTGTGGCTGCGCTGGTCGTCTTTCGTAAGTCCCAGCACCTCCGACTTCATTTTCAGAATGGCGTCAAAGTTGCCGAAAACGGTATTTTTAACCGTCTTGATTTGTTCGCTCAACTCTTGGAGGACGGGCAGCGTGGTACGCAGTTCATCGTCCACCATTGAGGCGTAGTTCTCACGCTGCTGCTTGCGCTGTGCCGCAGCTTCTTTCTTTTGCTTTTCTGCGCGGTACGCCTCGAACTCTTGGCGTTCTTCCGCGGTCATTGTTACATTTTCCATATTAAACGGATTTTGAAGTTATTAAAAAGGGATTAAATGCTGTTTAATCGTTGTCAAAATGCTGGTAAATATCATCGGCGTATTCGGCCATGTCGGCCTGCGTTTGCGCCCATTCGGCAAGTTCCTGCATGAATGCCGCGTATTCCTCGCTTTCCATTTCGACGGTGCGCTCCCTGATGGCGCGCTGAACGTCTTTCATTACTGTACTGCTCATGTTTAATTTTTATTACTATATCATTGAATTGCTTTGCTGTCATGGCAAAAACACGACACGCCTGCGCGAACTCTGAAAGGGACGCCGCACACTCGCGGGCGGCTTTTGCGTCAATTTCCCATTGCCTCATAAACTACAGCTTTGATGGTTTCCACTCGATTGTTATCACGGCATCGAGTTTACCGCTACCGTTACACACGGGGCAGTCTATTTTCACACGCTCCCGCTGTTGTTCACCCCAAAAGAAGCCGTTACCGTGGCAATACCCGCACGAATGGCCGTTGCTGGTAATGGTTTCTTTCATATTGCCGACCCCGACAAATTCAGAGGGCGTTATTTTAATAATATCGCATTTTGCACTCATGCTTATTTTGATTTGAAGACTAACGATTGACTAAATCGAAACGAGGAAACCTTTCAACCACTTTAACATACAGTTCCTCGACGGGAATGATTTCACGTCCGCTTCTATCTTGTCTATGGCACGCATCTTTTAATATTTGGTCTGAGATAAAGCCCAATTGATTAGCCCTAAGAACTGCAATCATTTTAGAAGTATTCCTATCACAGATGTCATTCCATAACACATATATATTTGTCCCATAGATTTCCAGTGTATCTAAAGCAAGGATTTTCCCAAGTCCTCCCATAAAGTCATCGGGGTCGACCTGTTTAGCACATTTAAGAATTTCCATAAGTGCTGTTATAGCTCCTGGATTACCTTCACACATTTTGATTACTGCTGACTTTGCATTGTCACATAAAGTTATTCTATTCATAATTTAGTTGTTTGAAACATATTGTACTGAAAATCATATCCCAATGCCCGCAATCGTTTCTCCTGTACCGTACTGCGGTTATTGTCACTCTCTGGAAGCACGGCCACCCGTTGCTCGCGGTTGAACTGATAGCCTTTTTTCCGCATCTGGTAACGTAGGTTGCGTTCCTTACGCATTTGCTTGTCTTCCGTTCCCATGACCTAATAATGTTTGCATAAGCAGGGCGTCGGCTATATCATTCACCGCCTGCGCGTCTTTTACTTTGTTGTTGAACGCGGCCACCAGATTGCGCAACCTTTCACGCGGTATCTTGTTAAAATCCGTGTGCCCCGTGGCACGGCAGGCAATGCCTTTAATCACCGTGGCGTTGCTTTCTTTGCCCGTGGCTTTGAGGTAGCCACCAATGGCGGCCATTACACGCTTGCGCAGTTTGTCCATTTCACCCGCGCCCGTCTTTTCGTTCGCCTGTGCCGAAAGTTTGCCGCACACGTTTATCAAATCGTGGGTGTCCATGTCGCGACTGCTTTCAACCCCGTAACTTTCCACGATGGCGCGTTTCTCGGCATCGGTCAGTCCGGACACAACATAGCAGTCCGCTTCTGTGCGGCCGAGGGAGAGCAGCGTTTCATACAAGCCGTTGCCGGCGAGAATAACGCCGTCCTCGTCGACCACGATGGGGCGAATCTGACCGAACATTTCGACGGAGCGGCGGAACTCTTTCAGCTGCTTGTCGGTGTGCATTCGGACGTTCCGATCCGGTCGCCGCAGCTCGGTCAGAGGCTTTTTTATGACCTTCATGCCTGCACCCCCTTCAAGAAGGCGCGAGCGCTGTCGATCTTTTCAGCTGCCGCAAGGACGATGCCGGGGTCGATATCGTAGACCTCACGCCAGCCGTTCTCGATGCTGCCCGTC